ATGATTCACTGTAAACGCGTTTATGATCCGGCAGAGCCCGGCGAAGGTTACCGCGTTCTGGTTGACCGACTCTGGCCGCGCGGTATGAAAAAAGAGGCTTTGCGCTACGATGAATGGTGCAAATCGCTCTCGCCCTCTTCGGCGCTACGTAAAGCGTTCCACGGCGAGGCGATCGATTTTGCCAGCTTCAGTCAACAGTATCGCGAAGAACTCGACGCCCGGCGCGACGAAGGATTGCGTCTCGCCGGGCTGGCTCGCCAACAGCCATTAACCTTGCTGTATGCCGCCAAAGATACCCGGCAAAACCATGCGCTGGTGCTGGCTGAGTGGCTGGAAAACCTGTCTGCCGGCGAGGCTACGCCTTAGCGGGGTGATCCCGGCGCCACAGCTCCCATTCATCGAGGGTTTCCCCGCCGGGCAGCTTACAGTCGCTGCGCACGCCCTGCGGCGTCTGAACCGGTATCAACTTACCGCCCTTCTGACCGCAGTAAACCGAGGCCGGGTTCGCCATGCCGATAGACTTCGGCGGCGGCGGCGCATCCTGCGGCTGCGGCTGCTTCGCGCAGCCGGCCAGGGCCAGCGGCAGCAGCATTATCATCCACTTCATTTCTGCTCCTTCTTTGCACAGAGCACGTATTTGCCCTGATTCTTCATGGTTTCTCCATTTTAACTACACTTTTGCCGCGTAGAGTAGCGCTTGTTCTCGAACTGACCAGAGAACAGATCATTCCATAATCAATGAGTTTTCCCCGTCGCCCCCGACGGGGCTTTTTTTTGGGATTTAATAAATTGAAATAAAAGGATTTATTTCAAAAGTGTCCACATATCGACCACATTGACAAGAATAGCCCCCTTTCCAGGGGGCTATTTTTATACTGCAAGACTAAGTTGACTGTTCCCGTAATGAGAAGCCGGGAAAGCATCGCTGGGGATAAATCCTGGCGGCAAAGGATCTGCGCTGGTTGAGCGCTTCGTTACTCTGCGCTCTACGGTGTTAAGTGTCGTGAATGACTCGCTGCATTCAAGATTCTGGCATTGATGGTATTGCCGGATGGTGAACTCGCTTAATCGGCGACTGGTGCGGGTGCGGGCGTTTGCGCCGCAGTAGGGACAAACAAACATGATGATCTCCCATAGGGAGTTGAACTCACGCCTATTATGGCCGCTACTGTTCAGTTTCTGCAATCCAGTCGCTTATTTTCGCCTCAAGCTCCATTTTCGTGGTAAATCCGTTATCACCGATCACATGTTCCGCTCTGGCAATGATCCAATCCTGAGTATCGATTTCAGGCTTAAAGCCCGACACGGTCAAATGCATACCTGGGTATAAATCGGCGCGGCCGCGCGCCAGGGTTATCGAAAACTGTGCCGCGCCTTTCTGGAGCTGTATCCATTTTGCCGCAGCTGCGCGCCTAGCCGCCGTTTCGTTCTGATAGGTTTTACGCAAAACATACACATTACCTTCAGCGCCCTCCATGTAATCCCCTTCCGGGCGGCTGCTTTTCTCCTCAGCCTTTTTTCTGGCAGTATTTGTTTTGCGCTTAGTGACCTTGACCGGTTTTTTCTTGCCGAAATTAAGATCCAGCCAGTACGCCCGCACACCAGTGTAAGCATCACGATCGGCAATGCGGAACCTGTGACGATCTCCGCTGGCACGGGTTATCTCAGCCGATGGCAGCGCCCTACCGGATGCACTGACGCCGCCCCCAGGCAGGATAAACAGCAGACAGCCATTTTTCACGGTGGCAATGGCCCCCAACATCTCCGCCATGCGCGTTAAAAACGACATGTCGCTCTCTTCGGTCTGATCCGCATGGTCGATCTCAATGTCGATCAGGGCCTCGCTAATCATCGGCTTCAGGTCATAACGCCGGGCTATGGCCGATACTACCCGCTCTACCGTCACATCATGCCAGGACACCTCCCGCCTGACGTTCATCTCTTCGCGAAAATCAGCGCTGTGCGCGGTGATGTCGATTACATCCGGCGGCCCGCTATGCCCCACCTCGTCAACGGTGTAGAGACCTTTGTAGATCAACGCCTCACCCAGCCAGCCGATGGACACCGCCAGCTCCGCACCGCGTGGGGGTAAATCCGTTACTCCGTCAGAGTCATCTACTGACAGGGTTAGCTGATCAGCATCAAAACCGTTGTTATCTGTAACAGATAGCGAGGTGATGCGGTCGGCCAGTTCAGTCAGGGCGACCCCACCCAACGTAATACTAAAATCCGGTGTCTTTACGACCTCACTTGATTTTTCTAAATACCCTTCGGCTGCTGTTGTTAGCGTGTCTGCTATCGACATAATTCCCCCGTTTTTTGCTGATGATTCCATGCCCGCGCGCGGGGCTGAATCCCTTTTTGTTGTCAGCGAACGGGCAGACCGGCAACCAGGCGACGCCAGCAGACTTAACGTTGAATATTGCCCTGAACTCAAAGAGCAACATGATGGTGAACTTATGTCTGAAACTCGTTTTCACGGCGTCCGCTCTCGCGAAAATACCGACCTACAGCAGGCAATCAATGACATTGATTCAAGCGTGATCGGTATTGTCGCGGTTGCTGATGACGCCGATCCGGAAACCTTCCCGCTCAATACGCCGGTTCTGCTGACACGGGTGCGTAACGTCCTCGGCAAAGCAGGTAAAACCGGGTCACTTTACAAAACCCTCAAAGCCATTTCCGATCAATGCAGTCCACGTGTTGTGATTGTCCGGGTGGAAGAGGCTTCCGGTAACGGCCCCAGCCAGTCTCAGGCCGTTATTGGCGGAACAGATGGCGACAGCTACACGGGAATGTATGCCCTGCTGACAGCGGAAGCCAAAACCGGCTATCGGCCGCGCATCCTAGCGGTGCCGGACTACGACACCGAGGAAGTGACGTCACAGCTTTGCGTGATTGCCCAGAACCTGCGGGCTTTTGTTTATGCCGGTTGTAACGGCTGCGCGACCATGGCGGAGGCTATCGCTTATCGCAAAACCTTCGCTTACCGCGAGCTTATGCTTATCTGGCCGGACTTTATCGCTTACAACCCCCTGACGGATGATAACGAAACGTTTCCCGCCCCGGCTTACGCCTGCGGCCTGCGCGCCGCTATTGATAACAGCCAGGGCTGGCACAAATCACTGTCCAACGTTGTAGTGAATAACGTTCTGGGTATTTCGAAAGATGTGTTCTGGGCATTGCAGGCAGAAGACAGCGACGCCAACGAGCTGAACAACAACGAAATCACAACGCTTATCAAGCGTGACGGTTTCCGATTCTGGGGTAACCGCACCACGGACACCGAAACCTACACTTTCGAGGTGTTCACCCGTACCGCGCAGATCCTGGCGGACAGCATTGCGGAGGCGCAATTTACCTCTGTTGACAGCCCGCTCACTCCTGCCAACGTGAAAGATGTGGTAAGCGGTATCCGCTCTGCTCTCAGCAAAAAAGTCACTGCCGGCCAGCTTATCGGTGCTGACTGCTGGTTTGATACGCTGGACAACGGCACCAGGGATTTACGCCAGGGAAAACTGATTGTGCGCTATAGCTACAGCCCGGTCCCACCGCTTGAAGATCTGACTCTATACCAGACCTTTACTGATGATTTTTACGAACCGGCGTTCGCGTCGCTCGGGGGTGAATAATGGCTATTCCTCACAAACTGCGGCTTTTTAGCTGCTTTGTTAACGGCGACAACTATCTGGGAAAAGTGACCTCTTTCACTCGCCCCAAACTGTCACGAAAGGTAGAGGACTATCAGGGCGGTGGCATGTTGGGCGCGGTCGGGGTTGATCTCGGCCTTGAGGCTGGCGCGCTGGATTCCACCGTTGTTTTTGGCGGCGTTATTAAGGCTCTGTTTCTCGAATACGGGGCAGAAATTGACGGCACGCGGCTACGCTTTGCGGGTGAATATTTCACTGATGGCGAAAGCCAGCTTGTCGAGGTAGAGTTGCGCGGGCGATTTACTGAACTCGACGGTGGAGACTCAAAACAAGGGGAAGACACGGAGGAAAGCTACACCTTTAAATCCACCTACTACAAATTCTCCATTGATGATCAGCCCATTATCGAAATCGATCTGCTGAATTTCATCTACAAAAAGAACGGTCAGAACATGTTCCCGGACCGCATCACCTCCGCCCTTGGCATGGGCAATTGATAACCTTTCATAGGGTGGCAAAGATGCCGCCCGGAGATTTTAAACATGGCTAAAAAAACTAAAAACCTATTCACGCTGATGCAGCCGGTAGTTCGTAAAGACAGTGAGATCGGTCAGGTGGAAATCACCGGCGCCATCAGTCAGGCCGGATCGTTGCGCGGCCTGAATCTTATCCGCGTTGCCAATATGGATGCAGACTCAATTGCCACGCTGTTGACGCGAGTCACCGCGCCTGCGCTGACACAAAAAGAAATCAACGAAATGCACACTCTGGACTTTATCGGGCTGGCAGAGCTTCTGGTCCCTTTCTTGAATCCGCCGGAGCCTGGAGCGTCGAACGTGGCGGAGACGGAGAGCGAGTAATCACCGTTGCGTTTGACCAGATAGACGATCTGGTTGCTGATATTGCCGTTATTTTTAACTGGCCGCCCTCTGAAGTTTTCGGCATGGATCTTGGCGAGGTGATAGCCTGGCGCAAGCGGGCGGCGCTTCGAAGTGGTGCCAGTGATGAAGAGTCTTGATATCCGTGTTGCTTTCAGCGCTATCGACAGATTTACCCGCCCCGTTAATGCTGCCCGCCAGAGTGCGGGCGGCCTTTCCGACTCCCTCAGAAAAACACAATCCACCCTGAAAGGACTCGATAAGAGCAGTGCCACTTTTCAGCGAATGACCGCGGCCGTCGGCAAAACCGACCGTTCCATCTCACGTGCCCGTGCCCGCTTTGATGGCTTGTCAGAAGCGCAACGTAAAAACGGGACGCTGACGGAAAAACAGCAAATACTGATGTCGCGACTGGGTGAGCGGCTTGATCGGTTGACCGCAAAACGCGTGACGGATGTGGCCCGCCTCCGTGAGAGTGCATCAGCCCTGCGCCAGCATGGCGTCATGCTTTCCGGTAGTAGCGCCACCATCGGTAACGCGATACGCCGCACAGAACAATACAACCAATCCCTTGAACGGGAAAAACGGCAACTTGCTGCGGTCACTCAAGCTCGTAAACGTTACGAGGGTGCGCAGCAGATGGCCGGAAAGTTGCGCTCTGGCGGTGCCATAGCATTAGGTACAGCAACCGCTGCCGGGTACGGCGCCGGACGCTTCCTGTCGCCTGCGGTTGGTTTTGATGAGGAAATGTCAAACGTCCAGGCGTTGACGCGGCTCGATAAAAGCGATTCGCAGCTGGCCGCCTTGCGTACTCAGGCAAAAAAACTCGGTGCTGAAACCGCCTTCACCACACGTGACGCCGCCAGCGGCCAGGCCTTTCTGGCAATGGCGGGCTTCACGCCAGAAGCTATCCGTGCCGCACTACCTGGCGTGCTCAATATGGCACTAGCGGGCAGTATGGAATTGGGTGAAACGGCAGACATCGGCTCAAACATTCTTTCTCAGTTTTCCCTCGATGCCGGAGAAATGGACCGCGTCAGCGATGTGCTGACAGGTACATTTACCCGTACCAATACCACGCTTAGCAGCCTCGGCGAGACAATGAAAGTTGTCGGGCCGGTAGCGGCGGGACTTGGGATTAGCCTGGAAGAAGCCGCAGCGATGACTGGCACGCTGGCGCGCGTGGGTATTCGCGGTAGCGAGGCCGGTACGGCAATGCGTCGCTCACTCTCCCGCCTGGCCTCCCCCACTACGGCAGCCAAAAAGGCGCTCAAAGAGCTGGGAGTGGAAACTGCCGACGCGAGCGGAAAGATGAGAAGTCCGTTCGATATTCTTCTCGATCTACAAAAACGCGTTTCCCGCTTTGGCGAGGTGGATCAGGTTTCATTTTTCAAAGATATCGCCGGAGAAGAGGGTTTTACGAGCCTCCAGTCTTTGGTCAACGGCGCAGGTGATGGCTACCTCCAGTCACTCTATGAACAAATTGCAGAAGCACATAAAAATCAGGAGGCCTTCGCCGTCGCTAACAAGAAGAAAGACAACCTGGGCGGCGATTTGAAGGAGCTGGACAGCGCGTGGGAGGCGTTCCGCATTTCTGTGGCTGAGACAGTAGACGGCCCATTACGCAGGCTGACACAGGGGCTTAGCCGGGTTATTGGCACTATTCAAAGCTGGATAGAAGAAAACCCCAGACTTTCACGAACGTTGTTACTCGCCGGTGGTACTGCACTGGCATTAACCGCAGTAATTGGCGGTATGTCATTATTTGCGGGTCTACTTTTAGGGCCGCTTGCAAAGCTCAGGCTGGGGTTTGCACTGCTGTCCGGCGGGAGCGGCATCGGAGGTACGGTATCAGCGTTCCGCATATTGAGTGCTGTGGGCGGCAGTTCACTGGCAAAAATCAGCGGATGGCGTGCCTTACTCGGCGGTCTGGCTGGACGCGCCAGCGTATTAACCAGGTTGATGGTAACCCTGCGCGGCGCGTTACTTGGCGCCTTTTCCTCTCCGGGGACGGCGATAAGCGCCCTGTCAAAAGGCGTTGGCGGGCTGGCGCTGCGGCTAACCGGGATCCCTGCCCTGCTCGGTAGTGTGAAAGGTGGAATTACGACACTGGGCGGCGGATTATCAATGCTCTTGAGCCCAATCGGCTTAGTGGGTGCTACGTTTGTAGCGGCTGGGGTACTGATCTGGAAATACTGGGGACCAATTAAAGCCTTCTTTAGCGGTTTTTTTACAGGCGTCATCCAGGGGTTAGCGCCTGTTTATAACGCATTTTCCCGGCTGGCGCCCGTTTTCGGTGCCATTGGGGATGGCGTTAAAAACGTCTGGAACTGGTTTAAAAAAGTATTAACCCCCGTCGAGGAGAGTCGCGAGGCGCTAAACAAATGCGCCAGCGCCGGGCAGACATTTGGAGAGGTCCTGGGGACTGCACTTAGCGTACTGCTTTGGCCGCTTCAGAAGTTAATGGAAGGTGTTGGCTGGTTACTGGAGAAGCTCGATCTCATCCCCGATGGCATTGAAAGAGCCAGGCTGGAAGCGGCCAGACTCAGGGCTATTCCGGTTATGTGGGAATGGGATGAAAAATCCGGACGCATGGTTAAAAGGGAGTGGCAATGGTCGTCTGAAAAGCCTGCAAGCAAAGGCAGCGCACCGCCGCCCAATGTGCTCGGGGGCAACTCTGGAACAGAGCGGCGGTTGGGCCAAATCGCGGATAACACCAAAGGCCTTTTAGATGAGGAAAAGCGCAAACGTATCGGGCCGGGTGACATTGTATTTAAAAACCTCCCTCCAGCCTTTGCAGTGCGTGGTGAATGGCAGGAGTCGAGGCTTGTCCGCCAGGCTGTCAGCGCTCGCCCGGTTATTGCCGCTGGCGAGCCATTAATAAAACAGACGCAGGCATGGCAACCGGTACGCCGAAATCAAAGCGCCTCCAAGGCGGCTGCGGCTTCAGATGGTAGTTTTTCCGGTGATATTCACGTTCATCTGCACGGCATTCAGAACAGCAATCCGCGCGAACTGGCGAGACTTGTTGGCGAAGCGGTACGCAAAGAAATTGAAAAACAGCAACGTGCTACACGGGGTTCGTTCCGGGATAACGATTAATTAGGAGTAATAACTATGATGATGGTATTCGGACTTTTTGTATTTGAACTCAGGACACTGCCCTATCAGCAATTGCAGCTGTCCCGTAACTGGCGACACGTTAAGAATGACCGTGTGGGCCGGAGCGCAAAATGGCAGTACGTTGGCGCCGGCGAGAACCAACTGACGTTGGGTGGGCTGCTGTACCCTGAAATTACCGGTGGCAACCTGACGCTGGGTGCCGTCTCGACGATGGCGTATACCGGGCTGGCCTGGCCGTTGATTGATGGTGTCGGCTCTATTTACGGGATGTATGTCATCACGGGTATGCAGGAAACACATCAGGAGTTCGATCGCTATGGTAAGGCGAAAAAAATTGAGTTCACGCTTTCGTTGCAGAGGGTTGATGAAGATATCAGGGAACGGCTGCAAAGTGTTTCCATAAGTGACCTATCTGAAATGTTCAAAATATAGTGCTAAAAACTATTATAACGTTAATCTTTAGCCTAAAAAATCGGTAGTCACATAAAAATTCACTATAGCAGCATGTTTTAATAGGATGCATATAATTAGTAATACAATTAAAATTATGCATTGAACCGCTATTTCATACTTCTCATCACGATAAATAGTTAACTTGCTAGTTGAATTTTACAAAATATGCCTAATAATGGTAAGTGTTTAATAACTTTTCAATGTCATATTATAACTGGTGATACCTATGTCGGAAAAAAAATTTATAAGCGAGTTATTTTTAGAGAATAATCAATTTATCCTTGTAGGTTTAACTGGTAGAACCGGTTCTGGATGCACTACTACGGCTAATATTTTAGAAAGTAAAAATGTATCATTTCCAGATTTAAATAGTTTAGATAACTTCTATACCGGGCTAGATATTAGACGCTATTCAATAGTAAAAGAGTTTGCTGAAGAGCATTGGGAAAACTTCTACTCAATAAAAGTGAGTGATCTTATTTCAATATATTTATTAATCATGCCTAACGAAAAGTTAAAGAAATTTATATTACTCTGTGGTAATGGAATTAGACAAAGGGCATTAGGGAATTTAATTAGGACTGGTGTCCTGTCCACTAGTTTGTTAAGAAGTAAATATATCAATGAAATAAAGCAACTATTAGACCATCAAGCTAATATAGATTATACAAACCCTGCATTTAAACGTTCGTTTTTTAGAATATTACAACTTGTTAGAAAGTTCACAAGGGATTTCAAACAAGAACTGGATAAACTTGAGTCGGGATTATATGTATCCGTATACCAGTCCGCGGGCAAATCCATAAGAAGAATAGGTAAAGTGGATGATGATTACAACAACAAAGACTTTATACCGAATTCAGTTTTTCATTTACCTGAAACCATCAATAGAGTTATTAAAACAATAAGAAAGATAAAGAATGAAAGAGCTTATATTGTTATTGACGCCATCAGAAACCCATATGAAGCCAAGTTTTTCAAGGATCGCTATGCGGCATTTCACCTTGTTTCAATCAATGCACCTGACGAGCACAGGACAAAATATTTACAAAAATTACATAAATTTTCTTCAGAGCGTATCACAAAAATCGATGCTGAAGAATCTGGGGAAGGTGAAAGTGAATATAAACACTTAACAAATCCTAATGTAAAAAAATGCATAGAAATTTCCGACATACATTTATTTAACCCAAAAAATGAATTTGATAATAACAATATATTGAAAGCTCAAATCGCATGGTATATTGCCCTAATGCAACATCCTGGATTAATATCGCCTACATCTATGGAAAGGGTAATGCAGGTTGCTTATACCGTAAAGCTAAATTCTGGATGTATTTCAAGGCAGGTTGGCGCTGTTGTAACTGATAGTGAGAACTCGATAAAATCTGTTGGCTGGAATGATGTTGCTAAAGGTCAAGTCCCTTGTGCCATGAGATCAATTGATGGTTTAATGAATAATTTTCAATCTGAAGTTTACAGTCAATATGAGAGAAATAATGAAAAATTTAGGTGCAAAGCTAAAGTGATTTATGAATTATATAAACCTATAAGTGGCCAATCATCCCCTTTTAAAGGAAGAAATGTCCCTTATTGCTTTAAAGACATTCATAATAGTATAGATAATAAAAGCAACCAAGTACATACACGAGCTCTACATGCAGAGGAAAACGCATTCTTACAATTAGTTAAGTATGGAGGCGTAGGGATAATAGGAGGGAAATTGTACACTACAGCTAGTCCTTGTGAACTATGTGCAAAAAAAGCATACCAGCTGGGAATTTCGGAAGTTATATTTATTGATCCTTATCCTGGAATAACTCAAGAACATATAATCAATATTGGCTCAACCCCTCCAAAATTAGTGCAGTTTAGAGGAGCCATAGGGAAAGCTTACCATCGACTTTATGAACAAGTAATTCCAATTAAAGATGAATTTAATTATATGTTAAAATAATTTATCATTAATTTAGAATAGCATAGGTGGTCAAGGGAACTAGTACTGACCACCATAAACCGAAAAAACTCCCAAAAAAATTTTCAACCGTTTAAGACTAACAGTATCAATTTAACAACTTATCCATTACCCCCTCAATTAAATCACAAGACTTCAATTTGCCTCATGCACCCTGACTTTTAGTAACCAGAAAAAAAATCACTTTAGGTTTAAAAAATTAGAATTAAAAAATTTATAATATACGTTTCCACATACAGAGAGAAAAATATTCGTTAGTTACATCTATTGCTACGTTAGTAGACTTTTTCAAGCCTAAAGCATCAACATAAGTTCCCTCTGTAAGCGCTAGAGGACCGCTTTTCTGGTTATCTGTCCCATGGGTTGTGTTAGGGTCCCATGTTGCCCCGGGAGATCTGTCGCCTGAACGATGCCAGTGGGGAGGCAGGTTATCGGCTTCGAGTTTCACCTTATTACTGCCGCCGGTCACACCATAATGAGAGCCAATCCTAACAACCCTATTCGCAAAGGTTTCGCTTAAGTCAGCCCATGTCTGCCAGGGGAACCGATCAGCCGGGCTTTGCTCACCTGAGATAACGATCCCAACGTAAAAAATAGCGTCAACAATTGCCCTATAGGCCGTTCCGTCGCTGTTAAGCCCCAGCGCCTTCAGGGCTTCGGATGTATCGCTCAGATCGGAAAGATTATTTTCTTTCTGAAGTGCGCCGGTGATGCGCGAGTCGTCTCCCGCAGCTACCATTCCCGCCTCGGTGCCAACGTCCCGCGTGGCTGAGTTTCCCAGCCCCAGATTATCCCGGGCCTCTTCGGTATCGTTTAAATCAGAAAGATTTTGTGCTCGCCGCAGATAGCGTTTATCACCCGTTTCCTGCGTGATAGTTGCTAGCGCCGGATCGATAATGAGCTGTACATTTGAGCTGTGCGTCAGCGTCAACACCAGCGTCAGAATGATCTCTTTGATGATGGAATCAGATTGCGCCGGGAGGTATGTCGCCGGGTATGCGCCGTAAGCAATGAGTGTACCCTTAGCACTGACCAGCCCCGCCTCTCTGAGCGTCTTACCAGGATAATCCCGGCAGTTGATAACGATCTGACCGCTGATAAACCCTTCATAGCTTGAATCAGAATCAAAGGTTTCACGGCCAAACTGACCAAAAAGCGCGGTCACCGCCGCCAGGTCATCGGGATCGGTGGGCAATGTCACGCCGCCACCATCGCCGATCAGTACGGCGGTAATATCCACAACCTCCCCCGCCTGATACGCGGCCTCGATTTCAGCGGCGCCCACCGTCGTTAGTGTCAGTCCTGTTGCCATAGTGTTTCCTCTGCTTCAATGCCATACACGCTGGCAAGACGATCATAAAAATCATCACTGACAGTTTTGCTGTCAGCATCAATATCGCTTTCACCGGGATGAATAACCCCCGCAGCCTGGAGCATTTGCAGGTATTCCAGGAAAAATTCATCGGTCTGGCAAAATCCGATCAGGCTTTTAATTTGATTGAATGTTTTCATAATTTATTCGTTATCCAGTTACCAGGTAAATCTGCGAAATCGTCCAGGCTGGTACAGCTATAGAACGCGTAATAATGCGCCGTGACGTTTGGCACCTTGCCCATAAATACCAGGCCCTTACCCGTGAGGGCAGAGCATCCCCTGAATGTGGCCGTCGTGGTGACAATCGTCGAATAACTGCTGAGGTTGAATATCGTGCTGACGTTGGTTTTCAGTTGCACGCAGCCGTCAAACAGGTAGCCGATTGTCGTGGCCGGTAAGTTATTCAGCAGACCGGGCCCGACTTCTTCCAGTGCGATGCACTCGGCAAACACATTAGTGAATGTCGTGGCGTTGATACTGGCGACAAAAAGACCGGCAGGCACTGAGCGCAGGTTTTTACATCCCCTGAAGGTCTGGCCGTAGGCCGTCACCAGCGGGTTACCATTGAACAGATTTTCCGGTATTTCCACTACGCCGGTATTCTGGAACGTTGCGCCAAATGCGGTGATAAGCGGGCACGATGCAAACAGCGACGGCGGAATGTTCACCAGTGCCGTGCAGCCGTAGAACGTAGAACCGGCACTGATCAGCAGGGGGTTATGTTTCAGTAAATCAGCAGGCAATACCGCCAGCGCAGTACAGCCGGAGAAGGTCAGCGTCAGGGAAGTCAGATTGACGCAACCCGCAAACAGATCGGACGGCAGCGCGGCCAGCGCGGTGCAGTCCTGGAAGGTGCTCCCCATTGCCGTCAGAGAGGTCAGATCGCTGAACAGCTTTTCAGGCAGTACGGCAAGGCCCGAGCACTGGTTAAACAGGCCGGTGACATTCGTCACTTTGCTGCATCCTGCAAACATATCCCCGGACAGCGATACCAGCGCCGTGCAGCCCATAAATGTATAGGTCAGGTTAGTCAGAGAACTACAGTCACGGAATGCCCCGGCCCCGATGCTTTTCAGAGATGTACATTGGGTGAATGCATAATAGAACGTCGTGACCAGTGATTTACCTGCAAAGGCCTCTGCTCTGACGGCTGTCAGTGAAGAACAGGCATAGAAAGCCCGGTCAAAGCTCGTTGCCTTGTTACAGTCCACAAACGACGGTAGCGCCGTTAATGCTGTGCAACTATTGAAGACGCTGGCAAAGGTAGTTGCACTGACACACCCCTCAAAAATATCATCGCCCACTTCTTCCAGAACACGGCAATAGTAAAAAGCGGAGGAAAATGTTTGCGCAAGTGCACAGCCAGAAAACACAGCTTTTCCCGCTTTTACCAGTGAAGAACAGCCGGAAAAAACGGTTCCAAAATGGTTGGCCAGGGGTAAATCCTTAAAGAGTTCATCAGGCACAGAAAGCAGTTGCGTGCATCCACTGAATGCCCCGCCGAAATGCGTAGCTTCCAGGCAGTTGCGGAACAGGCGCGGCGGTAGCTGCGTCAGCGCCGTGCAGTTCCTGAAAATCGCAGTAAAGACGCCACCAGGCACATCGCTGAATAAATCTTCTGACAATGTTGTCAGCGCACGGCATCCATCGAAGGTATAACCGAAGTTATTTCCACTGACACACCCGTCAAAAATGCCCGTCCCGGTATCGATAAGGGATGTGCATCCCGAAAACGCACTGGTGAAATGCGTCGCAGCAGCACAGCCCTGGAATGTGTTTTTGCCAGCACTCAGCAGCCGCGTGCAATTCTCAAACACTGAGGTGAATAGCGTCACCTGAGATAATTCGCTGAACAGCCCATCAGGAACAGCAGCCAATGCCGTGCAGCCATAAAACGCCGACGAGAAATTTGTGGCACCAGAAAACCGCGCAAATAAACCCTCTGGCAGTTCAGTCAGCGACGAGCAGCCCCGGAAAACAGAGTTACAATTCTGAATATTCGGCAGATCGTCAAAAGCCCCGGCATGAACCTTGTAAAGGCCAGTTGCGCCACTCGCGAAAGAAACAAGATTGTCCCTGTCTCCCGTCAGAAGAATGATTTCCTGCACGGGGTTCAACGTCACTGAAACGTTACCCACAGTGCGCTGGAAACTGGCGGTTTCCGTGTTCTTAACCGTTATTGTGTACTCTTCTCCCTCCACAACGTCACGCGTCGGAATAGCCCAGCCGTACACAGCACTGGCAGCATCAAAACGGTATTCCCGGCTGTCTGTTCCGTCGCCATAATCAATCGTGAAATCCTCATCCATGCGCACGTAGAACAACGGACGGCTTGCATTGTCGATGCGGGTGATGAACTTCATCACCGCGACCACTTTCACGTTGATCACCGCGCTGACACCGTTAGTCGTCGTGACGGTGACCGAACAGGTGCCCCGCTTCACGCCTGTAACCAGAATAGCGCCGTTGACAATTCGGGCAGTCGCGATTGTTTTATCCGACGTGGTTACCGTAAAGGTTTTATCTTCCGCGTATTCAGGGAGGATGGTCACCGTGACCGTTTCCGCGTCACCAGGGGCCAGATTCAGCTCGTAGCGGGATAAAACCACCTGCAACGGGACAAAGCGCGGCGTGATTTTCTCCGTGGCGTACATGTAACCGGCCGCATATGAGGTTCCCTGAAGTCGGCCAAATACATGAACGGAAAACCAGCTGCGCAAGTTCCTGGCACGCAGCACCGCCAGTTTCAGATCCTGCTGGTCGTATTCCGTCACCGGCAAATCGTTCTGATGCACGTTCAGGCGAAAGGTATACGGATCCCCTTTCGGGTTCTGATTGAACCATTCAACAATATCCGTCCCAAAAGGACTGTCCACCAGGGCATGACGGACAGCGGCGACCGTACCGCGATGGCGGTGGATGTAGTGGGCGCGCTTGATCGCATCGCGTTTCTTTTGCTCTGACCAGTCAATATTCCAGGTATCAACCTGATATTCCCACGCCAGCCACGGCAGGAGCGCCAGCGGGCAGCTGTCAGGATCTTTCACCCAACGGATAAGATACACAGGTATGCGCGCCAGTGCGGCGGCGCTGGCCCTGTCAATGGCCCGCTCCACGGCGGTAGCGTTGGGCGGCAGAATGCTGGCGGGATAATTAGCGGTCATAGTCCATCACCACAAGATTGATTTTCACAGAGGTGCAATGAGGCGCTTCGCCCATCGTCGCAACGACGTCGGCGGCCGGTGAATGCAAATCGACGGTGACAACGCCGTCCTGATGCAAAGCCCCGTCTATGCCCGACCGTGCAGCGGTGGCGTTGATAAGATGCACTGAGGCGGTGTATTCGTTCAGTGCTGCGGTGGCTTTTTCCAGCACCGTGGCGGTGTCCACGCCGTAAGGGACGTAAATGTCAGCAACCACCTGATAATTCACTATCACAGCGGAACGGACGTAATCAGCCACATAATCCGTAATCGGGCGCACGTCTTCCGGGTTTATCCGGACAAAACCTGGCGGCAGATCGTCACTATTCAGGACGCTATTAACAACGGCTGGGACTACACCGACATTGATGAAATCCGGGACGAAAACAGCCCTGATGAATTTGAAAACCTGTACATGTGCGAGTTCGTCAAAGACGGCGAAAGCGCGTTCAATCTTAGCCAGTTACTGGGGTGCGGCGCTGACGGGTATGACGATTGGCCCGACTGGAAACCGTTCGCCAGTCGCCCTATGGGGCAACGTGAGGTGTGGCTGGGCTACGACGCCAACGGCGGCAGCGGCAATGGTGATGCCGGTGCTCTATCCGTGACGGTCCCTCCCCTTGTTGCCGGCGGCCGGTTTCGCACGGTTGAATTGAAACAACTGCGAGGGCTTGAGTTTGAACAGCAGGCGGCGGTCATCAAAGAGGCTGCCGAGCGCTACAACGTCACTCACATCGCCATCGATGGACAAGGCGTCGGGGAGGCGGTCTGGCAGATTGTTAAAAATTGGTTCCCGGCGGCTATTTGCTACCAGATGAGCCTCTCTTCCAAGCGCGCTCTTGTCCTCAAAATGTTGCAGGTCATCCGCGCCGGCCGCTGGGAATATGACCGCAGCGAGCAGGGCTTGGTCAGAGCCTTTAACGCTGTTCGCAAAGTTGTTACGCCCGGCGGTTTCATCACTTACGAAACGGACCGATCGCGCAGCGTAAGCCATGGTGATATGGCTTGGGCAACCATGCTTTCGATTATTAATGAACCGTTGGGCCAGGAAAGTGGCGGCGGTGGTTTCGCAATGGGATGGTAACTTTGAAAAAGAAATACGGTAAAAAGCCAATAGCCAGCACCGCCGGCCCTGACATTGTGGAGGCACTGAAGGCCGATCCAGCGTTGACAGCGTTCAGCTTTGACGGTCCTTATCCCGTACGTGATATGGCCGATTTGCTGGACAATCTCTATTGCATGGATAACGGGCGATACTATGAGACGCCGGTGGATTTTTACGGACTAGCTAAAGCCCCGCGCCAGAGCGCCTGGCATGAGTCGGCGTTGTACTTCAAACGTAATGTGCTCACCGGCTGTTTTATCCCGCACAACCTGCTCAATCGCCAGACCTTTTCCGCGTTTGCGCTGGACTGGTTCACGTTTGGCAATGCCTATCTCGAATTGCCGCGTAATCGGCTGGGCGGCCCGCTTCCCTTCAAGCACTCTCTTGCGAAGTACACCCGGCGCGGGAGCACAGATCTCGATCAATACTGGTTTATCAGGCGCTGGAAAGAAGAGCACACGTTTAAATCAGGAACGGTTTGTCACGTTCTGAATCCTGATATTAATCAGGAGGTCTACGGTATGCCGGAATATATGGCAGCATTGCTGGCCGCCAGCCTGGCCCACTCCGCTGACATGTTCCGTAAGCTGTACTACGACAACGGATCGCATGCTGGATGCATTGTGTATATTGGCGCCGGACAGGTTGACGATAAAAGCATGAAGGCAGTCAAAGAGACGTTGACCGGTGCGCGCGGTAAAGGCGCATTTAAAAACCTGCTGCTGCATGCGCCAGGCGGCGGCAAAGACGGCGTGCAAATCCTCCCCTTCCAGCAGATCACGGCGAAAGATGAGTTTATCAATATTAAGAACGCCACACGTGACGACATACTCGCAGCGCACCGTATCCCGCCGCAGCTGATGGGCGCCATGCCAGAGGGAAACGGATCATTTGGGGATATCGAGAAAGCCGCCCGGGTCTACGCTATCAACGAGCTGACGCCCGTAATGGAGGCGCTGAAGGTGGTCAATGAGTGGATCGGAGAAGAAGTGATCCGCTTTAACCCTTACGCGTTGCTTACCCCTGAGAAATAACCCCCAGAAAAATCCAGTTTCTTTAAACAATATCAGCCATCTATAACAGGCCAGCGTTTTCGCTGGCCTCATCTTTTCTGCTTAAAGAATCCCGCATCAGCACCTCTCTGCGCATCGCTGCTTTTTACCTGCACGAGGGCATGCCACCACCCAAAACGACCACTCACAGTGACGCAGAACCCGTGAAATTGCGTATTCTGCCGCCTTCCCTACCCTGACCCGTTTGCGGGGGCTTGCCCCCCGTCACCTGCACGCAGCTATCCTTTCATTTTTCGTGCACTTGCAGCCCCATCACCAACCAGAGCATTTACTGTGGTGATACATAAAAAAGGCTGATTGTATTGTGCATTTTCATGCACAATCTTGCATAATGGATTACAAGACTCTTGATAGAACAGCTTTCTAATCGGGCACCTCCCGATCATACCGATCCTCCAAATTTTGGATTTTTTTATTTTAACCATTGAAATTATGAGAAACATTTTGCAACATAGATATTTGTTATGTGTATTACCTCATTTTAGATACTCAGTGATTAACACATAAGACAATCACCACATTATTAATTTGCAAAGGAATAGTAAATGAATATAACTATAGACACTCAATGTTTCGATACTGGATTCAGTATTGAAGCTGATATATTTAAACGCAAACCACTATTCGAGCAAATGAAAAGATTAATACTCAATGCACCTGATTCAAATTTAGTTTTTGCTTTGGATGACATATGGGGCAGTGGGAAAACATCATTTGTCAAAATGATGCAATCAGAATTCAAAATAAATCATAGTGATGAGATAGATGTTATATATTTCGATTCATTTGAAAATGACTATCAATCCGATCCATTTATTTCGATATCATCTGCGCTTTATGCATTATTAAAATCAAAAGGAGTATGTGCTGAAAACATAGCATCTAAGATTCTCCAAACCGCAACAAGAATAGGCGCAAGAGCATTAAGCGGAAGCGCAAAAATTGCCCTTAGCACTTTAACTGCAGGAGTCGTGAATGGAAATGTAATCGATAAATCTGCTGAAGTAATCAGTAATACTATTAGTGGTGAGATTGAGTCTTTTGTCGAAGATAAAATAAAATCAATGGAGCAAGAAAAAAAAGCAATAATTGATTTTAAAGATTCACTAGAACAAATATATGCAAATACAGGCAGAAAGACACTAATTATAATTGATGAGCTGGACCGTGCTCGCCCAGATTATTCATTAGAATTATTAGAAAAAATAAAACATCTTTTTTCAGTGAAAGGCTTGGTATTCTTACTGGTTATGAATCGAGAACAATTTGAAAAAGGGATTGCATATCGATATGGTGACATTAACACTAACTTATATTTAAATAAATTTATACATTATTGGTTTACCTTACCCAAGGTTAGTATGCATGATCTACCTCATGAAAGAAAATATGGAAGAACAACAATAGATGAATATATTAATAGACTTATAAAGAAAAATAGTAGCCTTGGCATTAGCTATAATGGTGCGTTTGCAATATTAATATCTCTTTTGATTGAAATAAATAGTTGCTCTTTACGTGAGGCCGAGCGTTGCATTTCTACATTGCTGGTAGTAGATAATCATACAAGAATTGCAAATAATAACGACACATATCATATGATATCACTTGCTCTTGTGTGCTTTTTAAAAGTCGTAAATCCATCTTTACTCAAACAGATTTTGAAAAAAGAGTCAAATCCAGATAACTTAATGGACTGTCTCTTA